TGTCTTTCCAAAGTCCAAAACCTTTCTTGAAGGTCTGTGAGTAACGCTTGCCGTGTGCCTCAAGTTCTGCGGTAGTCATATAAAGATACTTTTCAAAGCTATTGGTGAGTTGCATGTAAGCAACATAGCCAATGGGGGCTTTGCTCATATCAGGCACGTTGGACGGATCAAACTCAATCTCACCCGTGAAACGGTTGTAGCCTTTGATGTCACCTTCATACACCGCTGCGACATTGATGGTCTTGTACTGACCGCTACGCTGTGCGAGCTGAATCAAACCCTTGGTCATGATCTGGAACTGCGCAAGGGTCTGTTTGGTCTTGCTGTCGTAGAACGGCACAATAGCCGCAAACCCAAGTGTCGGAACGATGGGAAGGTCGAGCGACGCGGCGACCAGAGAGGATGCTACTATGGTGTTCGGGTCTGCAATGGCCAAAGCCTTGGTCTTTGAGAGCGACACCAGCGACGAAATGAAACCTGCTGACTTCTTACCAAGAATGTCAGAGAAACGTTTTGCTACCGCAGGATTTTGTGTGAGACTGCTCACCGTCACTTGCTGCGTAGCCACTTGTGTGTTGTTTGCCATAAAAATAACGTTATTTGATTGTGGATATATCTATGCCTTTGAAAGCATTGAGACCGATAAGTGAGAAATAGCCTCTTGCTGGGTCGTTGGGGAATACATCTGAAAAGTATTCGTGCAACGACTTCCCAAACTCCCATGACATATTCGGATTTTCAAGAAGTCCATTGTCCGATATAGCCTTGATAAGTTCGCTGTTGAGAGGTATGTAAGCCTTAGTCGCGTCAAACACATCTGGACTTTCACTGCTCCAAATGCCAGTGCCTATCGGACGTGGGCGAACCATCATCATCACAAATCGTACAAACTTGTTTGGCAGATAGTCAAGAACCGTAGGCATCTGACTGACGCCAGAGAACAAAACAAGCAAAACTTCAAGCGTGGCATCACGCACATCTGAAGTTTCGCTCTCCTTGATACCCGCCAATACTTCGTTCAGGATAGTGCTGCCATTTGAGTAAATCTTATAGAGCTTGCCCATAAACTGCCACCATCCATGCAAAGTGTGTATAGAAGTGAACTTTGAATAGTTCTGCTGGAACCTCGTCCAATATCTGCTTTTGTCAAGCACATATTGAAGTGGACTTCCGGCTTCCTTGAATTTGTTATACGCCCACATCGCGTAGGCAACGCCCTCGGCTCTGATTCCTTGATTAAGCCAACAGGCACTTATCGCCATAATCTCAATGTCTTCGATGGACTCAAACTCGGTCACAAACTTCTCGATGTTCTGACCGATGAACGTCCGCTCAATCAGGTCGGCATATTGTGTAAGATTTGCCTTTGTTACCATTTCTTAAACTTTTTACAAAAAAAGTCAGCCCAATCTCACGACTGAGCTGACTCCCTACAAAATGAATTTGTATCACATCTAAATAAAAACTACTTTTCGCTGTTCAAGAAGTATATAGTGAATATATGTGTACTAATCAAAAAGGGATGGCATTTGTGAGTCTTTGCGTTCTACGCCACCAACCTCTACAAGGGTAAACTCTATTCTGGGGTTGTTCTTGTCTATGAACTTGTTGGCTACAATCTTCACGCAGTTGCGGTCGTTCTTGATGGCCTTGCAACCTTGCAAACAGTCCAGCAACCCTTTCAGCGAATTATCCAAGTCTGGCTGGTTGCTCTGAAAGTAAACATCGGCGTAAAGTTCAAAGAACCCCTGTATGTTTTTGTTGCGATATGCACCGCATTGGAGATAGAATTTCTTTTCAAATTCTTTCATCGCAGCCGTCTTTGCAAGGCTTCCATGACCACCAAGAGTTATGATCTTGTAACAATTACTCTTGCTCGGCACTGAACCGTATATAACCTGTTCGTGTTTCATATTTTCTACTTAGTTCTTTTCAATACCCAGTTGTCACACTCCCACTGCATACCCATATATGCCGCCTTCGCAAGATAGTTCAAAACGTCTTGCCTGGTATAACTGCCGACAATGCCGTCTTCCATCTTATCCAAAAGTTCAGAGGCTATCTCATGTGATTTTTCTCGCCAATTCATATCAATGGTCATGTGCCTTGCAGCAAAACTGCAAGGATATAAAAAATCCCGCCTACTTTCACAAGCAAGCGGGATGGTGGTTAAAATTCATCAGTTATGTTTGATACCTACAAAATATCTGCGGAGAGTGAGGGATTTGAACCCCCGATACGCCTAAGCGTATGCCGCGTTAGCAGTGCGGTGCCTTCAGCCAGACTCAGCCAACTCTCCAAAAGGGTCGAGGAAGTGCGCTACCACTCTCTATCATCCTGCGTATCGCGGTTGCTCCAACAGACGTATGTGTCCTAATATGCAATCATTGGAACAGTAAATGTATGGCAGGACTTTTAACGGACATACCGATCGACCCGAACTGTACTAATACATATATCAAGTTGCGGAGGTAGGAATCGAACCGTATGAGACGACCTTCTGGTTATGAGCCAGACGAGCTACCACTGCTCCACTCCGCGATGTAATCTAAAGTCAAAAACTGCTTTCACAAGCATTATTAAGTTATTGTCATTCTGGATGGACTCGAACCACCGACCTCGTTCCTGTGGACACACGGTACAACGCCCCGTGTGATGGCATGGTTGAACGCGCTCTACCAACTGAGCTACAGAATGAGTTGTGCCGCGATTGGCGTTACCCAATTCTTTAATAGAGGACATACCTCACGGCTAAAATTCGTATTTAGCCTTCAACTTTTCTTCACAGCTTTCGCCTTCAGTATAGGTGGCTTTATCCCACCAAGAACTTTACCTACTTCTCACCTTTTAACTGGTTTTCGGTTGTAGCAGTTCCCGCTACCACGTCTTCCGACGGTGAAGACTTATGGCTTATGTTGGTCCTTCCAACATCAGTGGCTATCTCGTAACCCGTGAACAAGCCTGCTTCTATGTATTTATATCGAATTAACGATTATCATTGTTTAGGAAAGCATCAAGATCACGTTTCTTGAACAGCCATCGACCTGCTGGTTTGGTACACGGGATGAGACCGTCTGCAATGTATGTCTGCATCGTGCGGAAGCAAACACCAATATAGGCTGCGGCCTCTTTGCTCTTCATATAGGTTTCTTTACCCATTGTTGTACTCCTCCAGATTTAGCAACAAAGTGTTGTCTTCATCACCTGTCTTCGTCGTAAGGTTCAGACCTATCGGACGGAGCTTAGTCTTGCTGAGCCAACTGGTCATACTTTGCGCCTTTTTTCGCAAGTCGGCATCTGGAAAGACCAATAATCTGGTCTTGAAGTCACGCTTTGCGACCATCGACATGATGTCCTCTGTGCGGACTTTATCAACCGTAAGTGTTAAAAATGCGCTTTCTGACATACTTTATCTTAATGTTTCTAATGTTTTTACCGTTTATCCGAAAATTCTTTGTACCTTTGCAGTCTAAAATCAAATTGTCGTGAGACAATATCTGCATTTCGCTGTATTTGGTACTCCGATTTTGGATTTCGCTTGCAAAGGTAAGGCGAAAAATCTAAATATCAAAACAAAATCAAAGATATTTTCGCAACATCTATGATTTTTAACTACCATTTACATTCATAATGTGACCTGCAAAATACATTTTTTATTTATACACATCTAAATATCATTAAGTTATGGTTAAAAAGACATCAAATCCGTATGACAGGCTGCTTCAGCTCAGAGAGTGGCTACAAGAGAACGATCCCAAGTGTAGGAACAACGAATCCGAAATCCTAAGAAGGTTAGGATTGGGAATGGGGTATTTCGGTACTTCCGAAAAGCAAGAGAATAAGACCTTGCGCGAAAGTACCTACAAGAAAATCAGTGAGGCTTGGCCGCAGGTCAACATCGACTGGCTACGTAATGGTAAGGGAGAAATGTTCACCGAACCTGTCATTATCGAGGAACAGCCCATCAATGGTGTTCCGTACTTTGACGTTGACTTTCTCGGTGGTTTCAACGAAATGGTCAACGACCAGACTATCTACCCTGCCTACTACATCGACTTCCAGCCGTACAACAAAAAGGGTAACATGTGGTGCAACATCGTAGGCGATAGCATGTCACCGCGCATCAATAGCGGCGACAAAATCTGTATTAGGGAAATCAACAAAGAGGATATAATCTATGGCGAAATCTATGCTCTCGTAATAGGTGAAACCGAGATTATGAGAACAGTTAAATGGGTTACACGCTCGCCGGAGAAAGGCATGTTGCGCCTTATTCCAGAGAACAAAGATCCGCGCTACGGCGACTATCAGGACATAAGGATTTCCGACATCAGAAACGTATTCAAAGTAATCGGTGCAATCCGTTCATTCTAATTCTGCGCACCAAATTCGTACCATCGTTCTATAACTTACTGATATTAAGATGCCTTTCAAACCCCAAGCGGGTCACACAAACAAGTGAGTATATAGGCATCTTCAAGGGTGCCTATATACGTTTAAGGTTATCATTCAGTATGTTATAGTTTCGATACTCTACAATTTGGTTCACATTATCATGTGTACCACGCAAATACGCAAAAATGCGCAATTCTGCGTAATACTACGCAAAGTTTGTGTACCAAAGTCGTACCAAGCGTGTGTACCACTTTAAGAAACTTAATTGTACTGTATATGAAAATAGCAAAAACAAGAGTCGTCTTTGACAGACACAAGAAAGCCACAAAGAAGGTGGCAGCGTCCGTTTACATCGAAGTATCGTATGACAGAGTGCGCAACTTCTACAACACGGGTATCAAAGTTTGCTCTCATCAATTCAAGGATGGGATGGTGATTAACTGCGGTCAGATGGCAGAATACCAAGACCGCATAAACGACATGCGCAATACCATTGAGAACTACATAAACGAAAAGATGAAGGCCAAGGAGACTTTCTCACTTGAAAATCTGAAGAAGTTTATGGATGGTCGTGTGTTCGGCGCAAAGGATTCATTTCTGCGTTTTATGCTTGCAAGGATTTACGAGCGTCCTATTGCCGAATCAACAAGACATGCTCACATATCAATCTACAACACCTTAAAAGGCTGGGGGCGTATCAGGCAGTTCAGCGACATCACGGAGTCTAACCTAAAACTCTGGGATGATCTGTCGCACAAGAACGCTCAAAAGGCGAAGTCTGTATGGAACTACCACAAGATACTGAAGATATATTGCCGCGAGGCTAAACGCTTTGGTCACATCAAGGATAACCCATACGACTATATGAAGTTCAAAAGGGATAATGCACCAGGACACCGATTTATAACAATGGAAGAAATTGAAAAGATAAAGGGTCTTGAACTTACTGAAAAGCCGCTGATAGATGCCCGCCTTTGTTTCCTTTTCCAGTGCTATACCAGCCTTTCTTATGCAGACATGCAGAAATTTGACATCAGCACTGTCCGTAAGGTTGACGGAAAAATGCGGTTACGCAGCCTACGGGTCAAGACGAATGAAATGTATAACATAACTCTTATGAAGGCTGCTGTCAATCTGCTTGAAGAGTGTGGTTTTGTCTTACCGATACAAGATCTGCATTTCTACAACAGGAATTTGCAGACAATTCAGTACCGTGCTGGCATTTCGACACACCTGACATCACATGTGGGGAGGCACACATTCGCAACTTCCATTGCCCTGAAACATAAAATGCCAATTGAAGTCTTGCAGAAAGTCATGGGGCATGAAAGCATACGCACAACACAAGTGTACGCGAAAGTCCTTCAGGAGTCAGTCGATGCAGAATTTGACAGGCTTGACGATATTATATGATAATTATGTAAGAGCGGGTAGGTTCATTTCCTACTCGCTCTTTTTCTTTCATAGGGGTTCTTTATCTCGTTTTCTTCCAGAATTTTCGCGTAGAAGTCGTTTTCCTCTTCCAGTTCACGAATACGCTTCTTCAGTTCCTCGACGTGCTCTTTGTACTTGGGGGTTTCAAATTGCCGTATTGTCGTTGGATGGCAGGTACATCGTTCTATATCTCCAGAAACAGCAACCGCCATGCAGCCTGGTATAAGAACACGACCAACACCTTTTACATACTCGTAATGACACCTCATTTGAGTTCGCTCATTTTCTTGCTGAAAGAAGTTGTGATATTGTCGTACCGCACTTTCATCTTCCTCAACTCATTCAGTAATTCTGCCCTCTTTTGGGCGTTTCCAACACCCATCATTGAAAACTCCAGCTTGTTGAAGCACTCCTGCAACTTCATTAGTTGTGACAATGAAGTCTGCAAGACTGACTTTTCTTTGTCAGTGGCGAATTTGCCGCGATACAGACGCATAATGACTTCCTTGTAGAAGCCCTTTGTTCCATCGTCTATCTCGTCGCATTCATTGATTGCGTCAATAAACTCATTGAAACGCTCTTCCATCATTTCATAGTTTTGTTCAAAACGACGGTAATACGCTTTCCTTTCCTCGTCATATCTCTTGAACTTTGCAATACATTCGTTCTTTTCTTCTATGACTTTGTGAAGACGTTTTACCTCCCCACTTAAAGTTAGTTGGAGGTTTCTGTTCGGAATATAGGCTCTTACCTCTTCTTCCGTGAGTTTTTGCCCAAATTTTTCTTCCATATACCTTTATTTTAATAGTCATACACTAAGCCACCTTTACCCATAGAAATAATTTCGTATGAGTGCGCACACGCATGAAAACCTTATCTAAGTTACCAACACCATTGTATGAGGTGTAGTTTTCTTCGTGTATAGCCAAAATAGGCAGAAATTACCCGTTTCCATTCACTGAAAGAGACCTTTTTGACATGGGCACCTGTTGTCGTGGCTGGGACAGAGCAGGTTTTTATCTCGTACAGTATATCCTACTTGACTGAGCCGTTTTGTATATTGCCTGGTAAGGGCAAAGAGGACGGCACTGATTGAACCTCGTATGTCGGCATTATGAAAATGCCCTGCAAAGAGGGAAGTTCTTCGCAGGGTCATTTGCTTTATGCAGAAAGGAGGTGTAAAACCTTCCGAAAAGCCAGATATGTATGCAATTCTTCCCTAATTGCGCTGCAAAGATACACAGAATATCTGAATATCAAATTATGATTTAGATAAATTAACGGCAACAAAAACATTCTATTCCAAAGGAATAGGGCTTAATTTTGCAACATTATGAAACTTAAATAACCTAAATAGACGAAAGAAATATCTCAAAATGCTTTAGATATTCAGATATTCTTCCTAAATTTGCACCCGAAAACACATGGTTAGTGGTATTCCCATGTAGCAAGAACGATTTACGAGGGCATTGGATGAGGTCTCTGAATACCACAGCAAGAGACGGATTCCTTTGCCCTTGACTTTTAAGAAAAATGAGTGTAATAGTAATTAACGGTAAAACCTATCGGTACAATGGAAAAATCTCCATCGTAAATGGCGACGTTCTGGTAAACGGGAAGAAAGT